GTGTTGATTAGTTTTGTTTTTAAAAAAATAAAAAAAAGGGGGTGAATTATACCCCCCACTTATTTTTAAAGGATAAATAAATTATGACGAAATATGCCATGCTTGATGATGGGAATATCGTCACGCATATCGGGACTAAACAAGATAAAGATAACACAGAGAAGACAGTAAAATGGATTCAGTTATCGGCTGCCGAAGAACACGTGGTTCAAGTTGGCTATCAATGGCGTCCAGATAAAGGTATTTTTGAACGAGTGCGATTACCACTCGATGAAGAACGGGAACGTATTCTTGAAAAGAATATCAAGATTTACTCAGATAAGATGGGATTAATTCTATCGGGTTATGACTATTATGAGATCATGACATTCCCATATCAAACCCAAGACTTGATCAACTACCGTGCTGTAGAGCGTGGTGAGGCCACCTCAGATCTATGGTTCTTACCAGCACTTTGTCAAGCACGTGGGTTACCTGTTTCTATTGTAGTAGACCGTCTTGAAGAACATGTCCGTCAGTTTGCGAAAGTCTCTGGCTATATTACAGGGATGAAGCAGAAATTTGAAGAGCGTATCAACTATGCGCCGACTTATGAGATGCTAGATGAACTTGAACGCCACCTTGAAATCTGGCGTCAGCAATCGCTCCTCTAATAGAAAGGAATAGTGAAATATGGCAACAGTCCAACTTAAAAAATATCCTGTTGATACGACAGGTAGAAGTCCAGATAACTTAGTGGCAAATGAACGTCACGAAGTGGACCCATTAAACCGTGCCATTGTACCACGTGAAGGTTTCTTCTATGGGGAGTCAATGGTCGTTCGTAACAATGACACTCAATTGATACTTGGTACTGACTATCGTTTAGATGATATCAACGATCAATTAACTAAAGAAACGGGTAAAGCAATATTCAGTGCGATCATCTTACTAAAAGAAAGTATCATGGGTTACGTGACTTTAACGTACCAGTGTTACGGTCGTGGTGATGAGTATACGCCTGACTATCTTGCTCAGTTAGTAAAAGAAGCCACCGTTGAGAAAGCCGTTAAATTCAACAATATCATCAATCGTCCTTCGGCTTATAACCCCGCACCGCATAGACACCCAATCGGTCAAGTGATCTACTGGAACAGTGCAGTGAATGAACTGCGTAATCTTACTCAGGTCATTGAGAACTTACGTATCGCACATGATCGTGGGATGTATGCTTTCGTTGGGGACTTCCAAACCAAACTATTAGCTCGCCTAGAAGCGATGGAAAACTTGGTGCGTGAATCTCGTGACGTTATCGGTACGGTAGATAAGTTTAAACAATCTACTGCAAATAGTCTTGCTGAAATCGAAGCCAAAGTGCGTGCGTTATCTAACCTTAACGAACTCCAAACTTACATGGATAACATGAAGCGTGAATTAGACGCTGAATTAAAACGTGTAAAAGCGGATATGGCTAAGGTGAACCAATCGGATATCGTAAAACTTCAGAAAGAGCTTTCTGATCTTAAGATTACTGTTGGCACGAAAACTGCACAGCAAGAAGTCACCAATCAAATTAACCAAGCGATTGCAAACTTACCTAGCTCTGAAAGCATCTCTCAATTACTTGCTCAGTATGCGAAGAAAAATGAGATCGTCAACTATCGCCCACTAATTGATGAGAAGATGTCTCGTACGGATGCTGAAGCGAAGATTGCAGAAGCAGCGAAGAAAGCAGAATGGGAGAAAGTAACCGGTAAACCTAAAGTCTTAACCCATGATGAATTAGATCGCTATACCGATAAAACCAATGACATTAATAAGTTCATTATGCCTGGTACGTACAGTATTACAGCAGGCTACGGTAATATGCCATCACTGAAGTTCTACGGGACGAATCTAGATGGTAATACCAACCTTAAGGGTGTCCTTGAAGTCATCGGTGATAAGTCATCTGGCGTGGTTTATCAACGTTTAAATATCGGTGGGTTAACACTTACTCGTAACGGTACGGTAAATGGTGAATTTGTGACCTTCCCAAATCGTTGGGATGTCGCAGCAGTATCACAACCTGCTTGGAATGAGAACATCAGCCTTAGTGATCGTAATGTAACGTCAGTCTTTGCATTTACTCAAGGTATGCCTGGTCTTCCAGCGATGCCTGGATTCTCACGTGGTCGATTAGATGAAACCATGTGGACATCTGCACAGAACTACGATGGTGTCGGTTTTATGATGCACACCCCACATCAGCGTACTGCATTCATGAGTCTTGGTGGTAATAACCATTTCATCATGAGTAACGATGCGAGTGTAGGTAGTAGTGATTATACTAGTGCAAGTGCGTGGACAGTCGATCGTTTAATTACTCATCGTGATCTTAAAGATAACTTCCCAGATTTATTTGGGTTAGGTGATAAACTCGCTGATCTTCAAAGAAAAGTCGTTGCAGCTTCTGGTACTCAAGTTAATATCAATACGCAAAACGATCTTGATGACATCGCTCCAGATAAGGTAGTGAAATTATTCGATGGTGGTCGTATTGGTGTGGGAAGCTTAAGATTGAAGAATGGCGGTGGGAATGCACTACTAACTGTTACAACAGGTAGTGTTCTTGATCTTGGTAACCAAGCTACTGTGACTTCTTTAGTAATGCGTTCAGATAAGAGACTTAAAACATCAATCAAACGCATTGAGAAGCCCGTAGAGAAACTTTCTCAGTTAAATGGATATACTTATCAGTTTAAAGATAAAAACGTGTCTACGGCTGGTTTATTAGCTCAGGAAGTAAAAGAAGTTTTACCGACTGCAGTGGTTGAACAAGATGACGGCATGTTATCACTCGATTATAATGCGGTGATTGCACTATTAGTTGAAACCGTTAATGAACAGTCTAAACGAATTGAGAAATTAGAGGAACAAGTTTCTGAACTCACTAAAAGTAAGGAACAAGCACTATGGCCTATCCAGTAATACCTGAAAATATTGCATTTGGAGAAAGACAATCGTTAACACCGTATAGTACGTCATCTGTGAACGTTAAATATTCCACCTACGGAAAACCGTTCATATCGATGGAGTACCCAAACGCAAAATGGATACCTGTTAACAGCGACGGAAGTGAGGGTTATAGCAAAAGGATTATTATTAATGGTAGTATACCGTTTCCAGCGAATATTGATTGGCTTGATACGAGCAATACAAGACGTTCTACCATCGTTGGTATGAGTCGCGGTCAATTATCATCTAACCGTGCAATATCCATCATCAGATATACTTGCAAGTTCTACTCCGATCAGCAGATCATCAGCGCACCGAATATTTTCGGGTATGATGGTCGTATCTCCCCACCTCCAGGATGCTGGGGTGGGATCGTGATGATTGGAGATTATCCGATGAAAGACCATGATATCGGTGTACCGGGTAACCCTTACTATATTGCAACGAGAAGTAGACCAGGAGCAGATGGTTACGTGAATACGGCGCTTGTTTATCCAGTGGATGCTACTAATAAAAACCTAGCTGCCGAGTATCCTGCTGTAGCGGGCTACTCTATCTTTGGTCGACCAAGTTTACAGCACGATAGTGCTGTAAATAATCCACCGCAACCATATTGGCTTGATATCAATACAGAAAGACATTCTGGTGTGGGTAGAGCAAGATATGCGAATTATATCCGAGACCAGAGTAGAGATCCGGATAATCCATGGCCAGGTGATAAGTCAACTAAAATTATCAGGCCTGGTGGTGTGGGGTGTGGCTCAAGTGTAAACCGCTATACTTACTTATCCACCCCAGATGGCAGATGTCTTGAATATATCAATGTTGCAAATGGTGGTTGTGTTGAGGTGGATTATGCTGGTGTGACTAGATTTGCGCAGCCTACTAGAAAGTGGGAGCTGAATAGTGCAATACGAAACCAAAATAATAGGGTGGTGCTAAGTGAACTTACCAGTAATACGGCATATATCCCTAACGACAATGTTCTCGGATCTGCTAACCAAAAAACTGAGAGTGAGAGCAGAGTCATCTTTTTAATCAAGGCGAATAATAGCGTGATTAAAATTAATATTCGGGATTGTAATTTCTTATCGGGTGTCCGAGCAAGATACCAGCATATTTATCTAGCTAAAATCATCGGAAGTAACAACAAAATTATTTTTGATTGCGGTCTGGCTGGGATAAATTTTTATGGTGGTGAGGTTGCGACTGATGAGATATATTGGTATGCAGGTCTTTGCGATAATAATACCAATGAAGTTATCTTTACGATGGATTCTGAGGAAAGAGATAATATATTCAGATTCGAAGGCGGTCCACCGAATAGATGTCGTACGATGTACCCGATTGCTAAATCGATAGGAAATGGTGCCGGTGCGCAGAATCTTTGGATATCGGTCCATAATACTCAGCTTAATGAAGCAAAAACTAACTGGTATATACAACCAAATAGTTTTGGTGTTAAACCATTCTAATTGGGAGGTTAAATGAAATTCACGAATCCAAATGATGTATTTGCTAACGTCCCAATGGATAATGTTGGAATATCTCAGTATGCTGGTACGGTTGATTTCGTTAACCAGGTTACTTTAGGTGAACGAACAGTTACTTTAAATGGTGCAAGATTGAAAGTAAAGCGCGTCGCGAAAGATCTGAAAATCAATCGCCGTGCTACCGAGGCAAATCGATCTAATCCAATGATTGGTAAAAATCTACTGGATAAAACTAACGTAACGCAGTTGAGAACCCAAGCATTAATCGGTGGTACGCTTAAGTATTTAACGAATAATGACCGCGGTCCTTATATAAGTGGTATAAAAGTAGGTGGGGATAATTTCCACCGTCACTTCAATGATGATGGTGTATCAAATGCGGGATATGGGTCAGGATATAATGTTGTTGGTAGACCTTCTGATAGAGCAAGTTATTTAAGTGATAAGCTGCTAGAATTAGCAGATCCTATCCTGATGACTAATCTACCTTATTTACAACCAAATGAGGTATGGCCATCTACTCAGATAGATTTAGCACCTTATCCAACTTCGATTAGTTCTCGTATTGGTACGGACCTTAATATTAAGATGACTTCTGCTAATATCCCAGGTAAGGAAATCAGCGATCTCATTTATCGTATTGAGGTGAATGATGTTAGACTCAACGTTGATGATTTTCCGAGACTGGACATTAATCCAAATAAGAATTTTGGACCGTTTGAACACAAGTACGCTATCTTTAATTTTGATGGTGATAATGAACATGTGGAACTCTCTGCACGTGACAGAGATAAAACTACAGCGGAAAAAATTGACTATGGTGTACTGCATCGCATGGTTTTGGGTAATTATAATGAGCGCATTGTGGGGAGATATAACTCGCAGCAGATGCACGATCAGTTGCCTATCGGCCACAACCCCCGTGAAGCTAACAGGGTATGCTATCCTATTTGCGAGAACTTCAAGTTAAGCAATGCCCACTTCAGAATACAGTATAATCGATATAGTCCGAGTATACCAGAGACATCACTTAGAATAGGTGGCGCGACTTTTGACCCATTCAAAGGTCTTAAGTATACACCTGGTATTGGGGATTTAGGAATTGGGTCTAACTATCCGAAAGGTAAATATCTCCCTCGTTACATGTGCCTATGGGCTATTGAGGGTGATAATAACTACGTAGAAATAGACTTGGATTACGGAGGTAACGTCTACATTAACAATGTTGATCCAACGGTACTTAGATATTTGTCACTTGTTGGTATCCGTGGTATAGGAAATGTCGTAGTGATAAGATTAAGGAGAGAACTTAAATTCTACGGTAATCCAAATTCGGATGATGGTGCTGTTGCTGTTTTTACGATGACATCAAATCATCCAGATAAAAATGTTGTCTATATCCTAGGACCAAAAAACCAGAATATCTCTGAAAGTATTATATTCAACGAAGAGACATTCAAGAATAGAATGCGCAGAACCTTATTTGGTTGCATTGAGATGGACTTACAGCACTCGTACTGGGAGGCCCAACAAGCTGATCAGTTTAAGATATACGATAAGTACTACACTAATCTCTGATGTTAATTCAATCCAACAACATAAATCGAGGCATCCCTAGGGATGCCTCTTATTTTGTCCACTATATCAAAGATTAGTGTTGTTTTTGAGCCATATAATGACTTACTAAAGATTCACGTAACTCTGCGGTTAATGGTTTAACAACAACTTTATCACCTGATTTAGGTGTAATCGCTGTCATCTCATCATTTAGATCAGAGAGTTGTTTTGTAAATAAGACGAAGTCTACATCGGTGCCTTCAGTGATACCTGTTACAGTTGTTCCTGCTTTAGCAATAGTCGCATAGTTATAGTTGGTTGTACCCACTTTATACGGTTTTGCTAAAGTCATATCGATCACACCGGTTTCTAAAACGGAAGACTTAAGTTCTTCGAAACTTGCTTTAAGTAAATCAAGTCCGTTCTGGACAGGATCAAATCCTTCTGTTAATCCAGTCACTAAATCTTCCGGATTAAGCTTTGGGTTGTCAACACCCGCCGGCATCTTAACTGTATTAGTTAAGATCGCATCTAACATCCCAATTACACGCTCATCCACAGTACCGGTTAAACCTTCAGCAGTACTGTATACTTGACGTCCATCTTTCATTGCAGATTTAGAGCAAATTGCACGTCCATTTGCGAAGTAAATGGCTGTTTTGTTGCCATCCGCATCTTCATGGAAGAAGAATTCATGCTTACCTGTTTTCACTCAAACTCCTTAAACTAATCTCGCTGCGATTTCTAATTTACTTGCAGCACGCGATAACCATCCGTTCGTGAATGCTTCATTTTGTGGACGGTTCTCAGTAATACTGATATAGAAATTAGATTGCATTGCAATCAAGTTAATAATAAAATAACGTAAGCCTGTTTGACCATTACGTTTAACGAAATCCTGGATCGCACGAACAGTACCAGGACCAATCGCCCCATCGACTGCCACATCAGCGTAATCTTTACCACCACGGTTTACTACGTTAAGTAAACGTTGTACGTGTTTAATTACGGCACCAGAACCACTATTTACTGCCATATCAAAAACATGGAAAGCTAATAATGGATGGATTTCCATTAACTCATCACAACGGTTTTTCTTCCAGTATACGTTGTAATAGATGTCGTAAGCTTTTGCTTTAGTTAACTCACGCATTGCGCCAGCATAACCGTTAGCTACCGCTACGGCTTTAGTAATCCCGTAGTTGGTTTCACCACCACGGTCATTTGGGTTATTCACATAACCACCTTCTACCTCAATCACTTCTGAGATAATATTGGTTGGTGTGAAATCCCCAAGAGTTTTAAACTTAGCAAGATTGAAACTCATCTTGGTTGTTACTCCTTTTATTTATAATGATAGATGTGAGTGGCCATCTGACCACTCACATAATGATATTAACTACAGACCGCCACTATTGATATCTTTATCCTGTCTATTGTAGACTAATACCTCTTCACTGTTAATGACAAGGTTATTAGATCCAGGACCATTGATACGACCAGTTTCTGCATCAGCAGTATTACCAGTTGGGAAAGTACCGATTACCCATGGTTTATCCTCATATTTCGTATTGAAACATGAGAAGTGGAACATTGGGTTGATATCATAGATCCAGATACGTTTACCATTGATCTCACGATACCAAGGTGATAAGAATAATGGGAACTTACGTCTATCCCCAAAAATACCCCAGTAATCACCATTGTGACCATCGGGCAATAGCCGGCGGTTAGTCTTCATCTTGGATAACTTAGATTTATCCACAACGGTAGTAAGTCCCGATGGATCGTAAGCCTGTGGGGTATCCATGAAGGCATACGTCCAGTTATAGTTACTGCGGTTATCCCAGTCAAGTGAACCCAATAACCAACGTGGTAACCAGATCCCCTCAAACTCACCACCTTCCACCTCAAGGATTTCGGTTTCGGTTCGACCTGCAGATTCCATCCAACCCATCACTGTGGTGATGCTATCATTTGATGATCCCCACGGCTTGATGGTTTTCTCTAATGCTTTCACTTCACTAAAGCTTAGCATTCTTATACTGTAATCAACATGACCAATAGGTAAATCATCGATTCCGTATAACTTACCAAAGCCTGGACCAAATGATTGCATGGTGTATAAAGGCGATAAACCACTGAAACGATCGTATAACTCAAGAACACGGTTGATGAATGTAACATCCATCTCTGCAGTTCCATCACTGTTGAACTTCCATGGAACACCATTATTACCATTATTACCGAACCACGCACTGTCCTTTCTATTAAGCCATGCTGAAGTACCCCAATAGATTGCCATATCTAATGGTAATCGCTCCATCTGTACTGCAGAGTGCTGCGCTGGATGGAACGGTGGGATACGGTTGGTCTTCGCAAGTAAGTAACCAAAGTACCAGAATAACTTAGCTGGGATGTTGACTCGACCCATACCAGGTATTAAGTGTAGAACACTATAGGTTTGATGTGGTAATTCCTCATCCTTGTACGTATTTGGACCATCCTTACGGATACGTATTACCATATTAAGGATTTCGTCTGGATTATCCCTTGCTGCATCTGCCGTGATCTTATAGACCTCTAATGCACGCATCGTATTTAACATCGGATGAAGTGCAGCTGCAACGTACTGAGTCCAACCCCCTAACAATGATCTCGATGTATGAGAGTTATAAGGGATGATTGGAATATCATTCGCTCTAGTACGATAACCACCGTACATCATTTTGATTGGTTGGTTACTAAGCCCTAGGAATGCCCAGAACGAACCATAGTCATATCCATTTGCTCCTGCATTAAGTCGATTATAATCATCAAATCGAATCGTACACGCATTATCCTCGCCTTTCGGTTTGAAATAACTGAAGTTCAAGAATGAATCCGTATAGACAGTACTATCAGATGTCAACTTCGTTCCACGATACAAGTCGATCGAGTTCGCTGCAAAACCGACATCACGTTTTGAATAACGATAGTTAAACGGACGGTTGATCATACTTGTTTGAGTATAACCTGTACGGTTGCCTGCCCACGTATAATCACGGTAGAAACGATAAACATCATTTTTACTGTAAATAGTAGCAGGTTGATTCACCGTGATTATAGTCGGTCTAGATGAGAAGAAGGATGTTGGTACTAGCAAGTTCCCTTTTGTCGCATCTGACCTTTGTACATCCACTGAGATTGTATACGTAAATGGCGTATAGTCACTATTACGTAACTGCGCACTTGTACTCACTTTCGCCAGCATGTCGTTATACTTCGCGCTGTCTTGCGCTGTCAACAGTGCACTACTATAATCAGGCGAACGGTTTAACTGAAGGTTAGAGTCAAGTCGTCTGTTTTGATTTAGAACAGGCATCACTCGTTGTAGTGCATGTTTCGTTGCTCTAAACTCAGCGCGTTCCGTATTGATCTCAGCATAATCTCCATCTGCGAAGGCATCGTATAAATCCACAACACAGTTGATGATATCTGATCGACTGATCGTACTAGCGATATCTGTTGCGTTGTTAATCAAATAGCCATTCATTCTAGACATGATAATCGTCCATAGGAACGTATGCTCCGTACCTGGCATGTTCGGTGGAACAATGTACTCAGATGTCCATGGCACACCTTGTTCACCTTGGGTCTGGCTATTCGAGGTGATAAATCTCGATAATAACATGACCAGGTTAAACGTCGCTGGGCCACAAGCTGCATCACGACCTACCGATGCAAATCCATAAACTTCCGTTAAGCATTGTAATAATCGTACTGCTTTAGATTGCGTATAACTTGCAAGTTTAGAGATATATGAGTGAGCAAGTACACTGGTACTCAAACCCGTACGATAACGCGTAGGAATGAACATCCATCCGATCTGGGTTGGTGCACCATCTACACCTGAAACGCACACGTTACGGTCAGATCTAAGTGCGATCACCCAAGGTTTCATTCTATAACGACTATCTGCCTCGTAATCCGGAATCGCCGTATGATTGATCTCGATCTTACCAAGGTAGTTATCAAATGAAGGAAGAATATTATAAATCTTCGCTTTCTCAATAACGGATTCTTGATAGAAGAGATTATGGTCATAAGTCGTATACTTCACACTCGGTACACGACCTAACTGACGGAATTCAGCTTCTGCAGTGGTCATCTTTTGCGGTCGATATGGACGCCAGTTATGCGCACCTTCCCATGTCGTAAAGGTAAGAAGATCCAATGCAAGTTTTACGTATAGTCTTGCAAGATCATCATCTGATTTACCACCACCAGACGCACTCTCACTAAACTGTTTACCTGCCTCAAATCGCTGATCCAGCATAAACTCATAATCTGGATCGAGTACTTGTCGATACGCACTATCTTTATTTTTACTATTCCATTTATCCTTATGGTAATATAAATTGATTACCGCAAGATGATAAGCAACTAGTGGTTGTAAACCCATGAAGTCAATTTTACCATCACGTGCAGCCATGAAGATCTTAGCCATGTGGCCATTTAAGTTTTGAGTGACTTTATCACGTTTCTCAGCTAAAGAGATAATCGTATCTCTAAATCCAATCAACTGACCATCTTCAAGACGGCTTCGTAACTCGATTTTAAAGTATCTTGGTGTCGGTGCACCATCTGGTGAACAACAACCTGCAAACTTCGTATCATTTTGATCACGCCACCATGTACGCCCTAATAGATCCAGATGGTCAATAGCACAGGCGATTGCCCTATTTTCTGAGTCAGGCCCTGATGCGAGGATATCACGATAATGGTTGATGTTATATCGCATCTTATTGAAACATCGCGGTCCTACGATCATCGAGTAGAGAACATCGTAATCCTGAGGAACCCATGGTTTACCAGGTCTTGCTTGGTAAACAAACAAGCGATAAGCCACGTATTGGTATAACCATGACCATTCTACACGACAGTATCTTGGATAACGTAGATTATGGTGCTCATTCGATGCATATGTGTTATTCTTCGCTGCTAATAAGTCATTACGGATAATACTAACGAAATCTTCCTCAGTAACGTTATTTAAACCAAAGAGTTTCTTGATCTCAACTAAGAGATACTTATTGATCACCGTATTAGCGGCTTGTTTAAACTTGCCATTTGGTCCAGTATCTTCCCAGAGTTTCTTAAACCCTTTCTCAGTTGGCGGATAATCAGCATAGAACTGAAGGTATTTATTTTCACCATCACCAATATAAACGTAGTTCTCAAAGAAATCCGATATCGCTTCATCAGAGATACCAATTGGAAATAAATGGGCGAAATAAGGATACATCAGATACTTACTTCTACCTGTGTGATACATGGCAACAGGACAACGATTGAAGTAGTGCATATGCACGATACGCCATCCATTTGGTCCTTTTAATATCTCAAGCATCTTATCATCATTTGGAAGTGTAGTGTTGATGATACGAGTATTCTGATCACTCATCACCTCGTCTTGACTGAAGACACTAAATGGACCATAGAAGTATGGCCATTCTGATTGTTTATCGGCAAAGACATCTACACCAGATGTACTGGGGTCAAAACGCGCATCCCAATAACCATGCCAGTTCTCACGAACGATACTTTCGATTGAATGGTCATAAGTGATACCGTCCGTTAGACTAAACCCATAGTTCATTGTCTGCGGGTAGAACTCATCGAAGTACTTACTGTTATCAGCTATGAACTTCTTAGTCGCAGTAAAGCTACCACTCTCCGACCAATAAACCCCATCGATACGATGTATGAAACGATGTCTCGTTCGCCATACTTTAAAAAAGTTCGTATCTGTCCAACTGACATTCGACTCGGTAATAAAGGCCGCATCAGCGACCTTAAAATTAGCCTTATCAATTTTGAATTTCTCCGCTTCTGAGTAATTGTCTTTCGTATGAGAAAGCCAATCATCAAAAGGTTTAAGTACCATGTCGATGTCGTATGGTCTATCTTGTAACCCTTTCGAGTAACCATGTACACCATCGATAATACTTAAGAGTTTTGCTATGGTAGTTGGTTCACCATAGTACTCTATCTTTTTCTTTTCATCTGCCATAATAAGCTCTTATCTTTTATAGGGTACCCATATACTCGTGATATAGATCACGTGGGCCGGATGTTGTATTAATGCCAAGCTCAACATTTACGCCACTGATATATGATGCATAATTGCCATTGGTGATAATGTTTTTTGGAACAAGCTTAGATGCTGCAAAAAAGTAATCTAACCAGATCTCGTTACGTAAGAAGAACACTTCGGGACCTTGCTCCCATTGTGGCAACCATTTGCTGTCTGGGATGCCGTGTTTTGCGAAGATTCTTGCAAAAGCATATTTCAAATCTTTAGGCGTACCTTTAGTGCGTTTCGCATGCTCTATCAGTATATCCAATCCAACTGTGATAAGCCAACTCTGTGGTGAGTTCTCTATTTGTGGAGTATTATCTACGCCACGAAGATCATCAACCGTCATCGGATCAAAATCAGCACCATAGGTCTTGCCGATACCCAGCACTACGGCACGCCGTCTCGTATAGAGGATGGAGCGATAGCGAGGGTTGTTCTGCTTGTTTGGGTTATAGATATGATCCGCTCTGTTGTAGTTTGGTAAAATGAATTGATTGATCAACCCCACCGTACCATCCTGTAGAGTGATCATATCAATATGGTGGTCATATGTCGTTATCGGGTGACCCTTCTTATTGAAAGAATATCCGTACGGAATAACAGGAACAACTGATTCCGTATAACCATCAAATACTTTACGATACCATGCACCCTCATCCATGTAATCATAGAGCGGGTTTTCGATCATCGTACTCGATGTCCCATCAATCAGCTCAGCAACATTTCCCTCGTATGGCTTCCATTCATGTGGAACTAATGGAGATTGTGAAATGACACGCACAAGCGGCGTTACATCACACTCCGCACGAATAGATTGCCGTAACTCTGGTGGCGCACCAACATCGTAACTATATCTATTTTTGAAGTAGTTACCTGCCAAACAAGGAAAATAACCACCTAGTATAACATCATGGCGGGTATTCTGACCACTTATCTTATCGCTATTGTTTCTGTAACTCAATTTTCTGACGATGCCGCTATCAGAATAGCTCACCCTACCATGCAGGTATCCGCGAATGTATTGGTAGTCGACCTGACCATTTTCCCATGGGATCATGGTGTAAATTGGTTTATCTCTGAATAACCTCGCAGAAGCAGTCGGTTCAAAATTAACTAACTGGTGAAGATTACCGCGATGCCAATTATCCCTATCTGCATTACCTGTGTAGCCCCAACCATCACCTTGCGTAATATAAGTCGCATTAGTGTTACGTGGATCAAAATTATATCGGCTCACTATAGACTGCATTTCGGTGTTAACTGGAAGTCTAAAATATCCAGTAGGATTATTAAGATTACCGCGGTTGCCGTTTAGGTAATCCGGTCCATCCAAATGAAGATACTCCGATCTCTGCGTTGGATCGACATTACTATCAAACATCTTATAGACAGTATTTGATTTTCTATTATCAGGATTGTTTTCAGGTATCCGATTCAAGAATGATAATCCAGTATGGATGAAACCATGAAGCGGAATATCCTGGTATGCATAAGTAGGTTTCAGGTTTACACCATCGATCATCACCGCAACACGCATCCAGAGATCCCTGAAATTTATTCTTGGGATGATGTACTTCATCCAATATTCTTTATTTGGTACTTCATTTTGAGTTAGTCTAAATCCCCAAGCAAACTCAAGCCAATAGGCGATTTCACCAACATTATTTAAATTCATGCTATTGATAAAGCCATCACGTTGTTTAAAGCCATTGTCCCGATAAGCTGCCATGTCTTTGTGGTATATGACATTTATCGTATTTAGATTGATAAAGTTATTGACTATCTTCGTGCCATTGCCAGAGCGGGTTGAGAATTTGAAAGTAGCATTGTAGACCACGCCATCGGTTGTCTGTAGTGTGCAGTTCACGTCACTAATTCCACCGTTGGATATATTATTTTTACGACCCATGTAGGTAGCTAACCAGAGGTTCACCTGCCACTCTAACCATTTTCTTGCACCGATAGAATTATTCACTAGACCACGATAAATCACACCCATGAAACCAAGGGCGTCGTTTTGAAAAGTCACTTTACCTTTAAGCTGTTTAGCTTCACTAGCAAGTCTACTGACATCACCAGCATTTGTTCTAAGTGGGCCATGCCATAAATGGGGACCATTTGAGATCTCAAGATACTGGTCGTTGATTGGTACAAAACCGAAGTAGTTGTTCAAGTCCTTAGAGATAGGTCCACTTACTGGCTTACAAGGAATGCGCAATAACGCATCACTCGAATTCAGTATATCCATGCGAGAGAAATAAGGAATATTGCTTGATCCACCTAATTCATCATTATCAAATAGATCATAAACACCCTCGCCTAGCGGGATCACTAATTCAGCTAACCAAATCGGTGTATCATCATAAAGGCGATTAGCTTCATCAAGTTCATTCCATTCCTGTGCTGCTTTAAGCCCAAGTTTAGATGGGGTATAATTCACTTCAGAAATGGGAACGACGACGTTAGTTGGAATCACTCGACCAGCTCTATGGAACCACCGAATAGATCCACTATTCCCAGTATTTGGTAGGTCACCACTGATTGGTGTATACTCATTGATATTCGCTCGAGTAGCAAGATTATGCTGACCGATGATATCATTATACATTAACTCAGCAAGCGAATCATTTGGCGCGGGGATAAACTTACCTGATGGTGTTGCACTTATTTCGAGTGGCACGAGTTCACCATCACGTGCCCGAATCATCGACATTTCTGGTTGGTAAATGGCAATGTACTGATCAACACCAATGCGAAAAGCATCGTTACTTTCGATATTTAGTGAATAATAAGTATTACTGATTGTTCCAGTATTACCATCCAACTGAACGAAGTCAACCTTAGTTTGGTCATTATCAATACGATAGAATACGATATCAGGATAAGCTTTTGGATTATCCTTACGGGAAACGAACACCATGGTACCTACGCCAGGATTACGTTTACATTCCCATGTCGGATAAAGTTGTTTCTTAACATTTTTATACCGTGCTCGGTTAAAGCCGTAGTAAGTAACCTTATCCTTACCCGCACCTACCGTCTCTTCAACAAAGGAAGCACGGATCTTAGTCTCATGGTTATCTGAGAAAACAAACCCGCTGCCTGGTTTAAAGTTAGTCGTATCCTTAACTTCTCTCCCTGTTGCCGCATCGACTGAATAGAAGAACTTAGGTTTTGCTTTTTTATTAAACTGATCTATATCTGGATGTTCTCTAATAATAATACGAGCTACGTTACCTTGTGCAGTAATCAGTGTTCGCCCAAAGTAATCATTTAATATATCAAGCTTAATATCTTTAATATCGGATTTAGCGAGTTCGCTTAATTTCACTTCTTCGGGTAATACATTGATCGTATCCTTGTAATTACCACTTCTGTTTAATCTCATCCACCCATTACCGTACTTACTTGCGATATCAGTACTCTTATCGTCCTGATTGTATTCGGTAATATAGGCTGTTATATTTCCTGCCATATTGATCTATAGCTCCTATTTAAATTTATTCTTATTCATAGATAGACGACATAAGTGCGGGGTATCACAAGGATACCCCTACTTGTTATTTTCCATAACACAATGCGTTTTATTTAAATCATGATTGTTGATAAAAAACTGTACATTGCTATTTGCGTCGTCTATGTTGAGGTACAAACCGTCAACTACTCCGACATATGTTGTCGTAGCATGTTCATATAAAAGACAGCTAACTCCTCAGCATTGAACGCTTTCTCAAGTAATAAGACTTCATTGACTGTATCATATTTGAAGTTTACATTAGAAACAATATTGAGAATATGACGAATACCCGATTGAGTTTCTATACTAATACCCTTCGTCCAAGTTGCCATGTTTGATAGTGCTTCAATATAGTGATACAAACCACGACTTAATGAATCACACTCTAACGAACCAGGATTTGCACCAAAGTAATAGCGATTATCCATCGCACCAAACGCAAAATCGAATTCTGGTTTGGTGCCGTCATTCATGGTGATATAGATATACTCATCCTTTCTGCCACTTGTCGGATTAGGAATACCGATATTAACGTACTGGATTTTATCCTCACCCCAACGACCGATTTCTTGTTTGACAATATTTCTATAAAGGAATGGATTATGAAGACCAAGATAACCTTCTAGGATAGGATAGTATACTTCTTCAAGATAGCTGATTATTCCTTGTTTTAAATGATGGGTGTACTGAATCATGAACTCAAATTTATCATTGATCTCGCTAAATTTATCTAGCGCACTATCAATCGATGTTTTCGGATGTCGACCGATACGAATACCGCTGATCATGGCTTCTTCCACTTTACCAACTACATCATTAACCATACTGAAATAATCGCGTAACCCCAATACCACTAAATAGACGACCATATCGGCACGCTCAACTAAATCATCGGGTAAGGTAGAGTCATATCGACCGTCATATATCTTTTGGATAGCCTTAGACTTATTACGGGTTACGCCAATCTCATAACCCGATGCCTTCTTGCTGGCTACCACAAGTGAAGTATTTGAACCAAGCGGAAGCTTACAAATAAAACTTTCGGTAAATGCTCGACTTTTATCGAGTGCATCATATAACGAAAATGCCATATTGATTTTCCTTTTTAAATGTAACATAAACAAGGGAGTACGATAGAGTACTCCCATACATGTTTATTAATTAAGATTATAATGATTCTTAGATCTGAGGAAGATCACCTAAACCTGTATCATCTGCGATACTATCATCTGAAGTGGATTCATCAGCTGAGTTCTCATCTGGATTTTCTACAGTGGTATCATCAGTATCTTCATCAGGTTTATCTTCATCATCGGTGTTATCATCCGCAAATGGATCGGTTTCATCTGATGTATCACCATCTCCACCAATATTAAACTCATCATCACTGCCTGATACTGAGCTATCATCGTCTGAACTGAAACTATCTCCACCGCCTTCTTCCTCACCCTCTGGTGGAGTGAAAGCATCACGGATACGTTTGGCGATATCACCAAAGATATCGGCGGATTCAGCTTGTTGACTAAAGATGCGATCAATAAGGTTGTTATCACCCATCTCTTCATCGTTAAGACGAATAAGATCATTAAACTCAGGGAAGAAACTATTTTTATCCATCCACTGAACCATGAAGAAAGATTTCATGCGTTCACGGAAAGCTTTAATCGCCTCACCCTTACGTTCTTCATCCAGATCCTCAAAGACCATATCTAACCAATCCTGATCGATATAGAAGTTTAGTGCAGATTCTACACGTTCTTCATAAGTCTTCATGGCTTGATTTGATAACTCATTACTATTACTATCTGGTAATGGGATCGAAACACTAAGGTCATTTAAGAATGCTTTAATTGCAGGGATCGTTGATTTCTCTACTTTACATTCTTCTAATACATCTTCAGAGAGTTCAGCATAACTCTCACGAATCGCATCAGAAAGCGCCTGAATCAGCTCACCATCGTGTAATGTATATTTCCCAACAAATGAGGTTAACATGCGATTGAACGTGCGAGCGATGATGATATTGCGTTTAGCAAACAACGCATTCTTCGTAATGAATTCAACGGCGAACTCAGTATCACGTGCACTATCTAATAGCGTTGGTGGAATGAAACCACTGATGTAATCATTTTTCATCTGCTCCATGTAATCGGTATCGATCAATGGGACATCACCAGAACGGTATTCCATATTCACATTCGTTTTATCAACCGCTTCACCACCTGTGACATTCACTTCATAACCAAACATGGACATGGAGGATTCAATATTACGTGGGTCAAAGCTACTGAATAAACGAGAGAAACTGTTCGCTTCCATCGTACGGTTAACGATCTTCGCCACGATTTCTTCATGATCAAGGTCATCTTCATCGAGTTCAATGTTTAATACCTTCGTACCTACTGCATTACGGATTAATGCACGAGTATTCGCGTAGTTCATTGCAATACGATGCGCTGCAGTGGTTTTCGATTTACTGATCAGTGATTGACCAATACCCAATCCATTATAATAGAATGCAATATACTCCAGTAATGATTCAGGGATATACACTAACTGAGTTTTACTACCACTTAATGCACGGGCTAACATGATCTGATAAATTTCAAGTGGTCTTGGGATTGAAACATTTTTACCGTATACCCCATCATTTAAACGTGCGATCAAATCACGTTCAATTAATGAAGCATAGAAAGCAGTCATTTGTTTTGCGGTCATCTTACCCCATTTACATTCACCTTGACCTGCAAGAGAATTTAATTCAGAGAGAGTTTGAGTGACAACACCATAGTGACCACTTAAAGCACCACCATCAGTACTGGCTTGAGTACTGACTGCAGAAGCAAATTGATTGATTTGCTCTAAACGATCCATCTCATCAGTATAAGTAACAGGGTTACCACTTTCATCTAATAAGACGATATAGCCGATATGATCTTCAGGGTTACCTGGTGTGAATACTGGGATAACCGATTCATGTGGAAGATCTAGTACTAATGGATGTCCAATCGATTTACGAGAACTTCCGTCGCGATCATTGACAATGGTCACGCCATCATAAGTCCCTTTTGGTCTTACATCACGATATAACTTCTCAACTGGCAGCACACGTTCTTCATCTTGAGATTTACCATCCACCCACATCACGCTTTCCGCACTATAAGTTTGGAACTGAGATTGGATTTGTAAATCAGAAAGCTTACGCATCAAACGCGTTGATTTTAAGATATCAAGGTTATCGACCACGGATAGTAAACCTGGGATGATCTCATGGTTCGTCGCTTTCATATCACGACGATATTCATCTTTAAAGAAGTGCTCCAATGCAACGTGATGGGTTGGCTTATCACTGTTCACATTAGCTTGTTCTTTTAAACCACGACCAAAGATCCCGCGACCAATAAATTTCCCATCTTTATCAATTGTATCAGAAATCTTCTCGCGAACGCTTTCTAAAGAGGTAACACTATTCTGATGTAAGATATCATCGATACTACTTTCTGGTAATATCGCAAGAATATGACTACCGCGGTCAAATAACGCATTTGTCAGCATGGTATAAAGCTTATCTTGTAAGCAATAATGGTCTGTGAAATGTGTTTCTATGATAGCTAATAAATCTGTCCCTAATTTATGCGGGAATTCCCCGTCTAAAGTAAAAGTCAGGTTTTCGTTGATCATGTCCTGAGGGGATAAGATAGAGGAGACTAAAATATCTCTGATCGTCTCTAACTCAGGCAGGTTTTTCTTAATATTAACAATGTCAATTAAATCATGACTGATTTTATTTGAGATACCTTCAACGGCATCACGTGGTAAGGTCGCATTACGCTCAGCACTGGATTCTGCAGTCTCAACTAACTTGGTTGTGACGGCTCTGATCTCAGCGGGCTGATTGATAAGGTATTTGTAGATACGGGATTCTTCTTCCGTTAATTGTCTCTTCGATTGAGAGACATTTCTACCTTTTACATTATCGTAATAGTAACTGGTATTGGCCATAATGATTTTACCTATATTAAAGTAATATGAAACATATAGAATTGTTACGCGGGTAGTTAATCTGACTACCCGCTTATTTTTAATGATAAAAAGGATGACTCATGACTTTGAATGAAGACCTTGGCTTTGATGCCAGTCAGTTTTATCATGCGTCTTGTATGAAACTTGCTAAGTCCATGGTGCTGAAATCCACTGCAACTGCAATCGCAATGAACAATGAAGTTAATGCGAAGTTTGCAGCCTATGATACAAGCTACCTGGTGGATACGTTGCATCCTGAAACATGGCGATATTATTGCCATTTACAGGGAAAGTATCATTATACTGACGAATTGATGCAAGTAAGAAGTTTGGATACGTTACAGACGATTGACTTCACACCTGAAAACTTGAAATTACACCGTGCCACATGGATACATTACAAGGATAAAGGTGAGTATTATTATGAGTTGATTGCAAAGTATCCAGACCAACATCTTTTAGTAGATGGCATCTGTAATCCGATCGATTTTGAAACTGCATATAAAGCAGAAGAATATTCTATCCTCGATTATGACCGTAGTCTCGTGGAAGAACAAGAAGTCGATCTTATCCCAAAACTTAACCGCCAAATCATTGAAACCTGTAACCGATTCCACAGCCGTGGATATGGTGCATTTGATCCAACATTTAATGCATTAAAATTGGGTATCTTGGCGGTTCACTTACCGGGGATGATTATTGCTTTACGTGAGCAATATATCAAAACAGAACAAGTGCATTCATTCCACATCTGGAACTATCTTGGTAGTTATTTCGGTTTAGATAAATATAAACGTTTCTTAACCCACGAGCAAGCGATGTGGTTGTATAAACATCTTCCTTATATAGACAGACATGCGGGTAAAGAAGATACCTTCTTAGATATCATCAAATGGATGTTGACGACTCGTAGTATCCCGATCTATGGTTATCATATTGGTCGTGATACCAACCGTATCCTAGATCATGTTGATACTCCGGATGTTTATCGTGAACAGCTTAACTTAAAGCATATCGATTATAAATCCGACGAAGACCACTTAAGTCTTGCTAAATTAATCGATAAAGAAGTGAAGGAAGCAAATCGTAATGATACTTTCAGAAATCCAGATTTAAAACTCTCTGAGAATCGATACGATAGAACAAAACACTCTAACCAAAAATCTAAGGTATTAGAATCGGAAGTGTTTGACTATGCTAACCAGCAAGTGAAACCAATGAGTGTGATGTTAACGAACTATTGGGCACACCTTGCTTTTACCAATCGATATAGTTTAGTCGGCAGTATCACCAATCCACAAACGGGTGAGCCCATCAGTATGGATGCAAGAGATGCATTCATTACTTGGTTGTATTGTGCAATGAAGATTGCTGATGATCGAGATCTTGACGATGATAATAAAGGGAAGTGGCCAAATCGAGCAAGAGTTGAGAACATGCTGATCCCAACTTTCACTCCTAAGGATATCACTTGGGATAGTGTCGACTGGCAAGACCTTAAATCGAACTTCCTTGATCGAAAAGCGGATATCAATCTTGCATTTAATGATCTTCAAGAAAACTATCCGAAAAAAGGACACTACTATAGTGCTGAAGGTTTCCACACTTACGTAAAAGAAGTGAATGATTATTTCAAACGTATCCGTCATTGGTTAGGGGTTTATCATGATCTCTTCCATGCAGGGGAAATCCAACAGCTTGGTGAGCGTTTATTCTATCAAGAGAAAACGAGATTAGTTAGTACTGAGATGACCTTTGGTCAGTATTTCAAAATGAAACACTGGGAGATCGATGAGTTAAGTCGTGAGAATATCGTCACAATGGCTAACCAGATTTATAGTACCTTTACCGGTCAAGCGATTGACGATGAAGCCTCTTTATCTGAGATCCAACAAGCCATGATCGGAATCATGCGACAACTCAGTAGTTACTCAGTTCAGTTTACTCATAAAGCGAATGCAACGAATGGTCGTATCTTGGATATGCCTTGGTTACGCTTTGGTAAGATCATGACGATGAGTAAGTCGATCCACCACCACTATCGTAATTGGTTGATTAAATTTAATCAGTTTAGTGGTAAAGGTAAAGATAGTGTTTACACGGGTGTATTATACGGACCAGAGAGTTTCAAGGTCCATGATAAAGGATTTGATGTATTAACGATTCCGCCACCAATCCGATTTGGTGTTGATGGCTATAACCGTGTTTACCATCGTGGTAAGTTAGGTATCTTAACGATTCGTAAGATCCGTAAACCGGCTGTGCATACTGAACCTTATTTCTATTATACCCATAATGGTACGCTATTTAGATGGTATAGAGAAGAGGACATGGCGGGGGTAGAAGCAGAAATTGCTCAAGGTAAAACAGGTGAAAGACCTGACCCTCGTGTCGCTTATCGACTCGTGGATCGAAATACCTATCCTGCTTTTAATGGATTGGATGATGGTGAGTATAGTGATTACTATCGCTTAGATACACCAAATAATTGCACCCGTGTTATCGGTCCTGGTGAAACAGTTACTGACTAACTATAACAAGAATAAAAATAAAGAAGGATAACTATGATTATCAATAATGTCAAGTACCATCGTGATTTGGAACTTTCTCAGAAACTTCCGGTGAGTACTTATGCCAATAACGATATCCGTTCTCTCTTTAAGACTTATTATGAACATCTTAAGAAAGAAGAAGGATTCGTACTTTCTCATATCGAGGCAGTTGATCCTGAATTTGGGAAACGTCTTGGTGCGAGTCAAGTATTAGGTCTTGTTCAGACCGATAACCACGAAGCCAATACCATCGTGAAATACAAGTTACCTGAGGATCTTGGCCATGTCCGCGGTGAATCAGAAATCCATCATCATCGTGTCAGCCTTAAAGAGTACTTTAATATCGATGAAGTGATCTTATCTCATCGTCGCAATAAAGAACTGGTGATCAACTATGATCGTTGGGTGAAAGCTGTTAAAGCAGGTCATGGTAGTTTAACCACGTTAATCCACCGTGTACTTGGGTATAAATTTGGTCGTACTTTTACGCATGATGGGATGATGGTCTTCAGTGGTGAATCAAATGGTAAAGTGTTAAACGGTACCAAACCACTTGCCCTCATCGTACCAACCCTTGATCAAATTGAACTTGGTTGGAAATACTACGAGAACGTAGACAGTTTGGAAAAAGATGGTACATTAGACTATCAGATTCTAAATATCCATTTACGTTTAGTGGCATCAAACCACATGTTCATTGAAGATGGTGAAGTACTGATTCGCATTCAATTGCGTTATCCACTTCAAGCGTATAAACGCTTACGTGATGGTAAAATTTATACAGAGGAGCAAGCTTAGTCATGGGTATTGATATTGAATTAATTAACCAGAAGTTTGGATTGATTCCTCTTACTGAGTTAGAAAAGAATCCTGAGTTCTATACCGCAGTTTGTTTAACGGGTGAGAACATGTCAAGATTCTTATCTCGTCGTTACAGTCTGGCTAAACCAACAATAAAAATTGATGGCAGTAAACCTGAATTGGTTGAAGTGAAAATGGTCAATGGGTTTAGTCAAGAGAAAACCTTATTAACGATTGAGCGTAATGTTTGGACGCAAGAGAAAGCAACCACTTCATCTTTTACCATTTGCATTAAAGATGAGAAAGAACCTATCTCAACCATTGAAGATGATATCATGCAACTCCTTGATATCCGCGAATGGAAGTTCCCTGATGAGATCCGCAATCGTCCGTTTAGTGATTTCGTCACTGAGAAAAGTCCGTATTGTTTTGATATCCAAATTAAAGTGGATACCTTAACCACTTATGCAGACTTCCCTATCCATGTATTACTTGATTGGGTGAGTATCTCAGATGCTTTCAAAGAGCTTGCTCGTCTTCATAAGAAAGCCAATGGCACCAATAAGACGATCGACGAGCTTTATACTATGATTCCGAAGGAAGAAGATGCACTCCCTTATGCGTTACGTTATAAGGCTGAAATGGAAAATCTTCCTTATGTGTCACAAGTTAATCATATTTAATTTGAGAGAGAAGTGAGATGGCAACATTAAACAACATCCTCGGTGATGATGGTACACTTGACCGTGTGAAGCATACAGCGATCGGTCAGTATATCCAATCCCGTTTATTCCTTGGCTTGCCTGTGGAAGTGACGAAGTATACCACGTTAAATGAGAAGTTCAATATTAACGTGAAAACCCGTACTGAGACAGGTGATGTATTCAAGGCGATTTATTTCTGTATCGGTAATGGTGGTGTGACCATCAACCGTACAGCAGGTCAACCCGTGATTCCTGATTTTATCGATCATGATCCAACTGACTGTGCATTATATAACCATATGCCATTTGTATTGCGTCCAGTCAATAATGACCTAACCGACGAACAACGCCAACGCTATCGTCTTCGTCGTAAGGAAACTTACAATGGTCAAGACTACTATGCGTACTATGCACGTTTAATGGAATACGAAAACACCACTCGTATCTTAACTGAACGTGTACAAAAAGGCGCAACTGAAGTAATGCCTTATGCATATACTGAAAGTAACTTAAGCCCACGTGAGCCTGAGTTAACTGTGGGTCGTAAAGTCACTGCATCTAATGTGAAAATCAAAGTTTCTACTGGTGCGAAGATTGTCTTTACTGAAGATGATGTACGTGAATATGCTAATGCAGTAAAAATCATTACAGGTAACAGCCGTTACTCTGTGATCACTGAAATTGCGATCGTTGCGGGTGTCGATGATACAAGTTACGTATCAGCGGATGATGGTAAACGTATCAATGAACTTAAATTAGCAACAGTCATCTGTTTTGCTGATACTTACCAATTATTAACTCGTAATAATAATGGCTTCGAAGAAGTGATCGAGTTAGGTGAGAAAACACCATTACCTACTACCTCTGCGATTCTCCCGACTGTGGGTGTTGATCCTGATGCAGGTCGTGGTGTTGGGGGTTAATCATGTTACCCTTCAGTACACCAGGTAGACGAGAGTCAATCTATCTGAGTGTAGACGGCGGAACCTATACAGTAGGGCTTTGCTTATTTAAAATTAATGATTTAACCAATGAGATGGAAATACTAGACACCCATCTAATTAACATCCGTAAACCCGATCATAACTATGATTATCTTGAAGAACGTCATGGTTTTGAAACAGTGCGCATGTTACGATTGGAAGATGAGTTAGATCGATACCTGACTGAGAAAATCAGTGAGTACCAGTGTATCGATTTGCTTATTTATGAAAGTCATTTCTTTAATGTAAGACGTCCTACTGCAGCCATTCCGTTAGTTCGCTTTATGCAAGTGACAGAACGCGCTTGTGTGAATCATGGGATCATGATGGTCACGGTTTCACCTCAACAGATGAAACGCACTATCGGGATCTCAAGAGAGCTCGCTAAAGCAGATAAGTTTGCTGTTAAGACAAAGATCCAAGCATTAATCGATAGACGCATGATCCATTTTACGGGTAGTCTTGATGATATCTCAGAACACGAGATCGATGCGATGGGGATCGGTTACACGCAGATGATTATTGACAAGTTACTGGTGGATAATCCATCTTAATAAATAGGCGGGGTGAGGTGATGGTATCACCCCCTTGCTTATGTTTGATTTTATTTTATTTCCCTTTATATGAGGTTTATTATGTTTATTGTGGTAGAAGGCATGGATTACTCAGGTAAGAGTAGTTTAGTGAAAGAGTTGAAAAAGAAATACGAAGCACAAGGAAAAGAAGTTGTCACTTATGGTAATCCAGGTGGGACACCATTTGGACAGGAATTACGTCAGATCTTTAAATCGGATGTTCCTCGTAGTCGAATGGAAGACTTCTTGTTACTATGCGCTAATCGTGTTAGTTTATCTCACCAAATCAAAAAAGATTTAGCTGAAGGTAAGATCGTAATTTGTGATCGTTGGGATATCAGTGCGCATGTTTATCAAGCCGCCCCTGATGTTGGTCAACTTAAGGATGTTTTCTATTATCGTAATATGCCTTTATATGAAGCGATTCATGATTTACCTAAACCGGATTTAACGATCTTACTCGATGTAGATTGGGATATCATTAAAGCACGGAGTGAAACTGTACGTGAGGAAACGGTTGGCGAGACTGATCGTTATGAGACTAACCTTAAAGCCTTACATGAAGACTATCGCAATGTGATGGCCGTATTTGTGGCTTGCTCAAATCAGTATAAGAAAATCCTTGAGCATTGGGACAAGCGTAAAGGTGAAGCGATTCTTTATTGGGGTTTACCACATCCAGCAATGGCTGTAAAACCTTCTGAACGTTATCTTCGTTTACCTGTAACAGGTTGTACACCAAATAGTGATGTATCACCCGCACTTGCTGATACTGTTATCAGCATGCTTGAAGGTCATGAAGAAATCTATCCATTAGGTAAGATCGAAAATGAACTCAACACGATGGATAAGAATGGTTTAGACCATATGGCTACTGCTTGTCGAAATGAACTCGGTAAGTGGCTGGAAGCACGTGGTCGCACTGGAGTATAATAGGATACTCCTTTTAATTTTAAATTTTATTTTTGAGAGTGAATGAAGGATAAATATGCGTTTAAGAAAACCAACCGTATTTAGTCACCTTAAAGATGCACTCGACATGCCGATCAAGAGAGTCCCTTTTGGTCGGCTCATTATCATGTACGCACCAGAAGACAGTGAAGTGGATAATGGCATGCGTGCAGATGAGGTCTTGAAGTGTTTTCAAGAAGAAGGCTATACGAAATACTTGAAATTACCTTTGGAAGAATTGGTACTTTTTGATGAACAAAAGAAAACCCGTAAACTTGCAAGATTTGCATTCTATACTGGTTTGATTGGGAGCTTCGTGGCATTGATTGCGATCAGTGCGATTGGCTATATTACTCAAGAGTACCCACATTGGGCATTACTTGCTCCACCATTGATTATCCCTGGATTTATCATGTGGAAACAAGTCGGCTTATTTAATGCTGAGAATGCACGTGGTATTGCGCAAATCTTAGGTAATGTACTTCCATGGAATCGTGGTGGTAATCAAGGTGGGAATTATAACCAATATGATAGTGGTTATGAAGATGACTATGATGATCGTCCACGTCGTCGTCGCAATCGTCGAGACGAAGAAGATGATGAAATGGATACAAGTACTCAAGATGTAGAAGAACGTCCAGCAAAAACGCAAGATGAAGAAACGACTTCTACACCAAGCAACGGTAATCCGTATGCGGATGGGAGATAGTCACTTACATGTTTAAATTGTTTTTTATGATCTTAAGCATGTGGGTGATGGGCTGTGCAATCGTGAGTACTGAGGTGGCACTCATCGCCCACCTCTTCTAATTTATCGCTACCCAAGTAAATGCTTACTGACGTATTAATATATGTTAATAAATGATAGATACCCAATAAATAGAAAATAGCTGAAACGAAATTTATACGAGCAATTTCATTTCTGTTCTATGTTAGGACAAGTATATTGAAATGATAGGTGCGTCCTGCCTGACAATGACGACTACGCCAGCCGTGACCCCTATTACTAAATGGAAAACACCTAACGTCTATTTACTCTCTCATTTGTTAACCATTTCTTATGCGTTCACGAAAAAGAAAAACTAATATAAGAAATGATTACGTCAGTTCGCTCATTGGAACGGGGAGTGATACTGATGAGCCATTTAAGGTGGGCTGAATAGCCACAGTAGGCCCACCTCTTTTTTAATGGCGAAAGTGTAAAAAAAAAAGAAGATGAGAAGAATGAGGGGAGCATTTGCTACCCTCTATTTTTTTCCGACTATTTCTTTTACGTCTGATTTCCTTCCAGGATGATAAAATAACTATTGCTTGTTTTCGGGACTGAACAAGAGTTATCTTATCGGGTTTGCAGATGGTAAGAAATCATCCATATCAGAGATAATCTGACAGTTGATTGATATCAAGTCTTATATATCAATTATAACACACCTAAATGCGTCATATTCGATATATTTAAGATAACTAATACAATTTATCATCTTAGACAATAAAATGCGTGTATGAGCTTAATATAAGCGTATTTAAGAAAGCACCTGATAAACTTCTACATTCATCCAGACCGTCCCAGGAGATACGTACAGTATTACTGTAGCACTACCCACGTCTTAAACTTTTCGATGCATATCGCACATGCTACCTCTCCACAATACGAGTGAGGAATGCGTAGCCGGTAAAGTGGTCTCAATACCACGATCCTTTCCTATCTTTCATTATTACTCAAGTTTAACTATCCTTAACCTGATATCTCTCATGAAGATGATATATCCTCATGAGATAGAATACAAGTTGATCATTTGCTATGGTGAGATCATCTTATATGCTATCCGATGCAGACACAACTCAGGGAGTATCCGAAGATACTCCCTTTGCATATCTGCGTGATGCTTATTCTTCAATGAACATGTATTCTGTTGCATTAGTCTTATAGACTGCAAAACGAGAACCATCTTTCAGTTGAAGATACGCTGCGTTGTTTCCATCCGCGACTTTAACAATCGTATTAAAGAATGGGGTATTGTGTTGACTGATATCGACACAGTTCACACTCAGGATAAAACCTAATTCCTCTCGACTATACGGTAGGAAGTAGATATTACCAAATACATTCTCAAGGATAGTAGTTTGTACCACTTCTTCAAGTTTGTAGTCTTCGAATTCAGGATAGAATGATTTTAAACGCTCTGCACTGATTGAAACCATACGACCTAATTGAGAAACGAGATATTGCTCGAAACAATCAACTTGTGCATGCGTGAACTTATCATCGTTTAGACCCATATTGATATACTCAATAAAGTCATCGATTTGATTCACGAAGTTATCCATCACGACACCCGGACGTTTTAAGATATAGGTGATACCGATGTTTGTTGCACGGATAGCACGATCATTAAGTTTATTTAAGAGATCTTTATCAAGACCGGCTGATTTAAGACTTAATGCAATCTTATCTAACGTACTGCTACGTTTACTTAATCCAACTAATAAGTTAGATTGAAGTTGGTAGTTAGATGGTGAACCACAGTGATATAATGGGTTGATCAAACTAAATGGTAAGAGGTGACCTTTAGATGGATCGTCCATCGTAGACAACTGATAGTTATAAAGCACTTTTGCTTGACTGATTGCTTCATCAAGACTACGCACATCACGTTTTGAACTAATCGTAGTAATTTTCAATGTATTATCATTGACTGTACCTTTCTCGATTTGTTCAGCGCGTTCTTTCGCATATTTCTCACGTTGCTCAAATTCATAGACATCGGTGGATTCTTGGATGATACGACGTTTGATGTCTTCAGGGAGTTTCATGAAAGGTGTTCCTTCTTTCACTTCCTTATTATCAACCATACGTTGTAAGATCGCATCAACACGAGAGTTTTCCACTAATGATGGTGGTAATTCAATCCCATCTACCACGTAAATGACTTCACGTGTTTGTGGGTTATTGAACTCACGGTCTTTGTGTTTATCGATCATGTTCTCGATAACACGTTCATGTGCATCTGGATGCATGTCATTTACTCCAACAGCTTTGATGGCATAACCATCACCTTCTTCTTCAATTACGTGACGTTGACTGAATGGCTCAGCATATTCAACCTTAACGATTGGCCATGTGAATTCTCTACGTGTACGATCAGAGATACCATGAGCAAAAGCATTGCGAATGCGTTTCACTTGTTCAGGATCTTTAATCCCTGCAAGTGTTTTTGGTTCTTCTACTTCGATCGGTTTAATACGAGTACGACCACGTAAGAAACGATTTTCTGATTCGACCTGACGTTGCTCTTGTTCAATTACACGTGCTTCATTGCGTGCCGCTAAACGTTGAGCGCGGTTTGTTGTCACCGCTTCTGCTGATGCACGGTTGTTATACACCGGTGCACTATCATCACGGAACATACTACCACTACGACGTTGGCTATCACGATTGTTGCTGTAGTTTCCTACACCACGATTAAGTGATTCACGACGATCGTAAGACGGACCAGAACGGAAGAACGCATCCATTTCACGTAAGGTGACACGATAATCTTGGATGAGTTTATCCATGTCATCTAATTGACGATCACTGTAACGTGATTGAAGGTTACGGTCTTTAAGGATGATGTTAGCACGAGTGACATCTAATACGTAATTAACGGCTTCATCAAAACACCAGTTAGTATCTTGGCGACGATAAGCTTCTTCCGTATAATAAGTATACGTATCGCATACACTGGTCACTAATTTATCGATGAAACGACGGTCTTCTTGTAAAAGATAACCGATCTCATCGAACCCTGCGTCTCTGTCACGATTTTTATCCACGATACTGTAAATCGCGTTTTCTGCATCACGCATAAATGCTTGATCTAAATTACTAGCCATAATTTGTTTACTCCTATAGTAAATTTCTTTTTCCGATTTTTGATATTAAGATGAGACGACTTAATCACGAGTGATCATCTTACTAATATAAGCGATACGAGATTTCAGTTCTTTATTCTGTAACGTAATCCCTGTTCTGTTTAAGATCTGATAAGGATTTAATAAAGAACGACCAGAGATCTCTGAGCGCTTGATTGCCAGATAACTACCGATCTCTAAAATAGACGCATGTAAACGACTATCTGGATCTTGTGGATTCACCTTATCTGGACTGCTGTTTTCTGTGATATTATTCTGCATCAAGAACTTATTCGTATAACCGAACATCTTGTTATCCGATGGTGAAGTTTCCGTACGGACGTATGGTTTCTTACCCATCTTCAAGATTTTCTCTTCTTGCAGATTCTCACGGATATCTTTACGCACAGTTTTATCTTTGAGCTCTTGTCCTGAGAGTGAACGACTTTGAATCGTATTAATCCCATTGATTAACTCATCGAGTACGTTACGTAAAATCAATAGACGCTTATTGTATAAACTTCCATTGTCGTTTTCTGTAATGATATTAGCAAAGTTTGCCATTACGTAAGCGAGCATATCAAACATGTCTTCGATGTTATTCAACTCAGCACCTTTTAAATCTTGTACCTGATGATAATCGAGCATGTTTCTTACATGTGCCATGTGACGAGTCACTTGAGTCACGTAAGTGGAGATATGTTCATTTGTCCAGAAGATCGCATGACCCATCATTTCAGCCCAGAAGTTAAAGTCTTCAAATTCTGAAACATCACGGTCACTATCAGGCTGTGGCATTTGTACGATATAACTGTCTGCCAAATAGAAGAACCCGACTAATAATGCATTGAGCATATTGGTCTCTTCTTGAGTCCGATCATCTTTACGTTTAAATACAATCGAAATCTCATGTGGGATATAAACCCCACGTTTGAAAGAGATCGGTTTCTTCCCTGTTGTTTGACAGATCACCCATTTACTTTCATCATAGTACTCTTTCGGAATATTCCCGCAGAATACCTTGATATCGGTATTGGCATACTTCTTGAATGCACCCGTTAAACCGAATTCAGTGAAGAGATATAACGCCAGTATATGCTTAATTTGTACACTGTCATTTTTCTTCTCTTCATAGTGCGTCATCTTACGACGATCGCCACGCCATATCTGACTCCACACGATCCCATGACTAGACGGTTGTCCATTCATTAAGAACGTATAAAGATTGATACGTTTAAATGTGAGTTTAGCTGCTAATAACTTCAAGAAGATTAATGGGCTACCACCTTGTACCGTCACACTGAAAACAGGGGCAGTCAAGACAGGAATAATCGTGTGCAGTACACCACGAATCCACAGTTGATTGTTACCCACAAGGTAAGGAAGATAAACACGATGTTCAATCTTCTCACCACTGAATTCGAAATCAAAGCTCACTAGATAAACACTACTCTCAGCAATTTCCACGGTGCGGTTATTGCTCTTTTCACATTTCTCTAATACATGCTTCGCTTCGACTTGTGGGTCTACTCGTCTCATCCCAAGAAATTTCAACTCAGGAGGAAATAAGGATGCGGCATCTCGAAATACTTTCCGGATATAGTTTTCAAGATCCTTAAACTGGTCAGAAGCGACACCATCTGCAATCGTTGGATTGAATTTTGGGATCGATTCTTTTACAAGATCTCTTGCCAGTTTCTTTGGTTTAAAATTACGCGCCATGGTTCGCATAATGAATACCTCTTTTAAATGTTGTTACAGCTGTTGTATCCTAAGTTCAATAAGAGTAGTATAAGTTCATCAATTAAAAATTGAGTCCCGAATTGAACTCAATACTATCTCTTATCTCTTTAAGATAATATAGGAATATAATTCCTATTTAAAGAAAGATACCAATGATCGCCACGACAGATGTCACAAGAGCTGGCAGCCACTTAAAGAACTCATTGGTATCCGCGCGATTCATCTTATTCATATCCCACCGATATTTACGTTCAGATAAATTCTCCTCGCGCTGTTTCTTCATATCACCTAATGCTTTTGCATCATCTGCTGTGCGGTATAGCTCAGGTGCATTGGGTTTACCGTGATCAGTTGCACTGTTGTGATCGATAAAGATGTATTCAGGTTTACTCTTATACCAACCATTCCCAGTTTTATTCATTAATCCATCAGTAAAAACGTAGATACCTGACTTTAATGTCGGGTGTCTACGTGGGCTGATCTTAATGATCATATTACTGAAGTTGCAGTAATACGTGGGACCACTCCGGTCATTGACATTGTCGACATTCAGGATCTTAATCCCTCCGATCTCAACTGCACCTTCATCTATCGCATTGTTTTGTTCATAGTGCTCAACAATCAACTTACCTTCACGACTAAATGGATGATAGATATCTTCCGATTTCGTTGCCGTAGAGGCAAAAGCAAGGTCAAGATCATCTACGTACAACAATGGTTTATCTGGATCACCACTAATGATATCATCGATTGGAATAAAGTACTCAACACGAAATGCTTCGACGTAACGGCTTGTCGTATATACCCGTTTATCTGGATCAGTATTTAGATACTCACCACTGAATACCGTAGGCCCTAATCTAATCTCGCGGTCATTACTAAGAATCAAGTTCATTGTTTCTATATTGTCCACGTTTGATTTATTTAGTTTCGGTCTAAGTTTATTCTCATTAGGATGATAGTTCGCGCCATCATGATAGCTGATCGTTTTTCTATCACACCCCTCAAGAACAAAATCGGGTTGTTTTGGACGATCATCATCTCTGGTTAACGCAGCCGCTGATGTATTCTTCCAACTCTTATCGCTGTTTTTCCCAAGTAACGATGTTCTATCTGTATGGTTAAGACGATAAATATTGTTTGCTCCTTCCTTGTAGTTTGACTGGGTCAAACTTACGTACTTATAAGTGCGGATATAGATCCCTTCTCGAATAGCTGGTACAGATGTACCGCGGCTTGGTTTGCGGGAAGGTTTACGACGTCCATGCATGTCAAACTTCCAATCCATTCGATAACATTGTTTCCCACTTATATATTCGGGTGGGGTATTATCAAGTTTCACGACATCACCCTTACGAGTAGTCATGATAACCGGTTGGCTACTTAGATTCATGATCTCCATCTCATCGTGATATATATCAATACGACGATACGGTAATGAACCTGGACTGTTAGTTTCTGGATTACCTCTATTATAGTCATCCGAAACACTTGGACAGACCGCTAACTCTACGGTCTCCATGTTACGGTCATTCGACTGAAAGCCATAATCCATTTCACGCGATGCTGTCTTCTCAAACCCCTCGACTAATCTTTCGACATCAAGATATCTTGGATTGAATTCTGTTCGGGCTTGAGTAGGATTGAGCAGCTTCGCCTCATGTAAGATACGATAAGGTTTGCTCATATCTAAACTCCTTATATATTAGAAAATTATTTAGGTTAATCGGTGGGTCTTGGACCCCTTGTGTACCTTCTTCATTTAGATAATATACACTTATAAGTTTAGATAGATTTACCGAATATGCGGACATAAGCAAGGGACACCCCATTCAGGTGTCCCAGCTTAACTATTAACTTAACATTTAAAAGGAAACTCATTTAATGAAAAAATCTCATTCGCAAAATTTTATCATCGCGTACAAAAAGGCCATCAAACTGTCTTTATATACATAATATATTCATGGATATATTTCATCGGGACATAAGCAGAGGGTAGCATCTGCTACCCTCGCTATATGCGGTTACTAAACAGTAACGATCACTTAAGGCGCAACGCCAGGGGATGGAACTCCACCCGCGCCAGGCGCACCGCCTACACCAGTGCCAGGTGCTGCAGCCGCAGCTCCAGGACCCGTAGCCGGAGCTACAGGAGTACCTGTTACCGCACCAGCGGCTCCAGGTGTACCCGTTCCAGAAGTTACTGGAGCAGGTGATGCAGGAGTCGCAGCGGCAGCTGCTGCACCGCTAGTACCGCTTTTTACTTTACATCTTGAGATAATACACGGTATTTGTTGTAAGTGGTCATGAATTCTTGAACACCTTTAACATCTACTTCGATTAAAAGAGGTAAGTTTGGTACGTGTTGGTAACGTGGAGAAACCATTACAGTTTCTTTATATGCACCATTTTGGTTGTGTGGTGATAATGTAGTTACTAACTCTGGGTACATGAAGCAGTGACCGAAACGTAATTCGTTGAATTCGTCTGATTCTGGTACAGCTACAGTCATGAAGATCTTGTTGTCAAGTTCTTCGTTAGTTGTAGTTACAACAGTGTGGCCGAAGTTTTCGCCTAATAAGCGTAAGTCACCACGAGCTGATAACAATAATGGTAGATAGTTATCAGTTACGATAACGAAGTGAGGTTTCACTTGTTTACCATCGTTTAACATTGTAGATGCAACGTTGTATTGAGATTTAACGATTGCACGTGCAGCGGCTTCTTGAAGGATTGCTAATAAACCTTCACGAGCATTTTCAATGTTGTAACGAGTTTCAGTTGATTTAACTAATTCAGCTAAATTCACTTCTAATTTTTCGTAGTGTGGTTTGATCAAGTATTTACCGAAACCGATCATACCTGAAGTACGAATACCATCGTTGATTTCTGAAGCAACGTATGCTGCTAAAGTATCACGATATTGGAAGAATTCGTACCAACCATCAGCAGATTGACGAGTACGAGTTACTTGTACTAATTTGTCAACTGTTGGGTAAGTTGCTTCTGAACCAACTGGACGTTGTAAACGAACTGGTGAACGAACACCGATAGCAATTTTCGCTGTAAATACATCAGTATCAACAGTGAAACCTTGGCTACGTAAGTTGCGGTTTGTACGGTTACCATATGGGTAGAAGAATTCACACGCTAAGTGTAATTTTTTCACTTCACCAGCTACTGTTGGATCGTTGATGTCTACTTTGTCAACGATATCTGGTTGACCTTTAGTACCTTTAGTTACTTTATAAACATCAACTACTTTAACTTGTGCGTGTTGAATTTGCATGTAAGAAGTTTCTACGTTAGCAGAACCTACTACAGTTAATTCTAAACGAGCACGGTAACCTGCGTCTACGAATGCTTTAACTTCAGCTGGCACTTTACCGTTTACAGATAAAGTACGACCATCGATTAATAAATCAGTAGTACGGAAGTTTAAGTCCATATCAAAGCCGTGGCCTTGAACTGATTTGAAGAAGTTAGCACGTTCTAAATGACGAACTGGGAATTCAACAACAGTGTCTGCAGATGCAGTTGCACCCATTGTGATGTATACTTTATCTAACGCTAAGTAGCTGTCGATAGTATCAGTTTCATCAAATACACCACCGTTTAATAAACCAGGGTGTGCAGAGATGTCTAATAAATCGTATTCAACACCAACTTTTAATGGTTGAGTTGGAACTTCAACGCCTGCTACAGTACGAGTTACTGGTGCAGAGATTGCTTTATCCATGAATAATGCTTGGTAGTGAGCTGCGTCAGCACCAGTTTCACGGTAGAATGGAACGATGTTTAATACATCTTGACGTAAAATAGATGGTTTACGTACTGCGTCCATTAAGTTGTATTTGTCGAAGTTACGACCTAATTTCTTAGCAGTTTCAGTTGTGTGTTTGAAACCATTCCAGAAACGGTCAACTTGGATTTCGTAGTAGAAACAAACTTGGTCTGGTGCTAATACGATAGTTTTGAACAACGCTTCAAGTGCAGGCTCTTGTACTGCAGCAACTAAGTTATAAACTACTGAGTAGTTCATTGAAGTTGCAAGGTTGTTGTTTTCGAATGCTTCCATTGACACTTCTTCAGGTGCTAAGATACCTAATGCAGAAGCACGAGCACCATTGGTGTAGTCTGCTACATAGTCGAAGTGTTGGTTAGCGTTACGTTTGTTGAAAGCTTCTGCTGATTTAGCGAAACCTGCACGGTAAGCTTCAGGGTTACCAGCTGCTTCTAAAGAGATAGCTGCTGCAGCGCGTGATGCGTTTTCTTGTGAAGCTTTGATCCAGTCGCGGTTAGATGCAGATGTAGAAACGATACCTGCTTCTTCGAAACTTTCTAAAGATGCAACTAAGCCTTTACCATCGGTTGCAACATTGATGATTTGGTCGATGGTTGCTGCGTTGTTTTTAAGGTTAGCTGTTAATTGGCTAGCAGTCGCTGGATTGCTCCAAGATTCTAATGAAGCAACATCTGCAGACATAGCGCCAGACAAACCACCTTGGTTTAAAGTTGTTTGAACTTGAGTAAGTAAGTCACCGTACTTAGTTTCACCGTGACTTTTTGCATTAAAATAAGAACGCATGGTTTCTTTTTCCTTATTTATAAAAATAATGAGGGAAATAAATTGAATATTCATTTTGAGTAGAATAACTACTCTATCATCTCACCTCAAAGTGCTATTAAATGATCACCTTAAGATAAGATGACACCATTCGCAGTCTTTTAAGTGCAGCATATAAAGCATCCCATCATTAACTTAAATCCCATCATCACTTCGTACACGTTAAACTTCCCCAAGCTACGGAAAAGCAACAACAAAATAATAAATTAATAATCAAATGCAATATTCTTTTTCGTGTGTGACTATATCACATAGATAATTAGCCACGTCCTGCTAATAAGTCAGCTTTAGATTGTAGCCATGGTTTTTCATGGAGCCATTCTTTAAAGACATTATAGCTGGTTAATTCATTGAAGGTCATATACTGACCAAGTGCATCAAGCACTTCTTTTAAACCTTTATTGTAATCGTCTTGATTTACAATAGTGGTAAATTGGCCTTGGAATTGAACATAAACGTAAAGAATACGATTAGCACTATCAAATACTGCACGTTCAATTTGTTGATAGGCAGGGAATTGATATTTACTATAGTGATCTTTATCGTTATTAGCTTTAACAAGATCTTCATCTGCCCAAGCTTGTTTTTGATTTTCACTCACCATGTCTAAAGCTTCACCTGGTGTGGTATAAGGTACCATATCACCAAACGGTTTTGCATAAGCACCTTCTAATGTCGCTAAAGCGAAGTTAAAATGAACGAAATCTAAGAAGTCGTTTGGGTTTAATAAGGTTGCAAGGGTTGCAGGATCTTTTACTAAGATACGTTTCGGACGTCCAGCCGCATCAACTAATGATTCGTCCTCTGGACTAATCAGTGCTTCACGCATGTCACTCGGTACAAAAATTACCTTGATCGGGGCGTATGTTTTGTTCATCATAGAGGGAGCTCCTTTCTCTAGATCTTGATTTATTTTATTTTTATAAGTATCGTTATATAGCTGATCAATACTATACAAGGATACGATTATCTTAAGTCTTAAATTCGACATAAGTTGTCGAGATATACAGGATGACGAGATAAAAACGAAAACGAATTTCTATTTTCAATGTGGTATTTTAATTATGAGTGATACTTTCTTAAATGAGAAAAAGGTCGTGGTGTATGCGATCGCACTCCGTTACTGGGAACTTAATAGTGAGAACCCACCTGTTCGAGCTCGAGCACTTTGTGAACGGGTATTAAAAGAAGTCAGACCGAAAGAGAGCGTGGCTGACGATGGTCTAAGTAAAGACAATTTAATCAACCTAGCTTCAACACTAGGTTACTTGTTGGATACTGAGCAACCTCAGAATTTCAACATGATGAAACAATCTATCCGTATGGCAATCAAGAAAGATGATGAGTTATACGATGCAGCTATTATGGCACTTGAGGGTCCATATAAATATGATGAATTACTTGAAGCGTGCTTATCATGGCAACGTGAGATCAGTGCTTACTTCCAACGTTTAGATTTCACTAAATCCGTTCGTAAGTATACCAGTAACGTGTTATATGGCGACAGTCGTAATGACATCATGGAACAAGCACGTGAAATGATCGCGATGCTTCAGCCTTATAGTACTTATGGTGATAGTAGTGGTGGTACAGGGATTCACAACCCTATTCTAGTCGCAGGCTTTAGTACGGAAGAAGAAGATACGGTAAAAGCCGTTTGGGAGAAAACGCAGGTTGCGATTTCACCTGAGTCTATCATGAAAACAGGCTATAAAGGAATCAACCGTGCATTAGGTGCACCAGGTGGTATCTTTCGTGGTGATACAGTTTTATTAGGTGCATTACAGCACAACTATAAATCTGGGATGCTTGATGATATCTTATTTGATATCCCTCGTTTTAATAAACCTCACTTCTTTACAGATAAGAAAAAAGCAGCAATCCTACATCTCTCACTAGAGAACAATGCAGGTGATGACTTGATGCGTATCTATAAACGTGCTTACGTGGTGAAATACGGTACGATGCCATCATTACAAGATTGTATTAATGAAGACCCTAAAAAGGTTTCAGATTTAATCAATGAGTTTACGGCACAAAATGGCTGGACGTATTTCTATATGAAAGCTAACCCAAGTAATATCGGTTATATCGATGTGCAGAACTTAGTGATGGAATTTGAGATGAATGGGTATGAAGTACACGTATTAGGTGTGGACTACTTAAGTATGCTTTCACTTAAAGGGATTAGTCGTATCGGTGATGGGACAGAATACCAAGAGTTATTTAGACTCATGCGTAACTTCTGTTCTGAGCGTGATATTACATTGATCACTCCACACCAATTAAGTACGGAAGCGACTTATCTTAACCGTGATGATTATCAAGCCGACTTCGTTAAGAGTGTAGCAGGTAAATCTTACTGGGCGAAAAGTAAACAGATCGACCGTGAGGTGGATGTGGAAATCGTTCAGCATATTGTGACATTACCTAAAGTAGGTGGTCGTAAAGGTGAGACGGAATCATTCTTGACATTTTGTCTTGGTAAGAACCGTCGTGTTCATGATACGAAACCTGAGCATAAATCAGGTGCACTTCGTTTTACGGATTGTGGTATCGTTGCTGATCTTAATGAACCAGATGATAAAGAAACTTACGTGAAAGATCTTCGTAAACTTAGAGGCACAGGTAGTGTTTCGGGTGAAGAGGATGTTTGGTAGGGATAAAGTAGATGGAGGTAACTTCGGTTACCTCTTACTTTTGTCCCTAAATTTCTGTTAAAGGTTTTTATTTTATATAGGGAGTCTTATTATGACACGAGAAGAATTAGATGCACTGACGCCCTATGAGGCGAAGTTATTGTGGCGAGAAATATTTGATACGCATTATGATGTTGAAGCCAAGCAAATGTATTGCTACAGTGATTGGACATTAGAAGTAGCAGGTATCCCGATGACAGGTAGTGATGAGTGGGATATGGCAATGGCTGAACAATATAACGTCACAAAAAGAACGATCGGTGAATTAGCCGATTGGGTTGCCGATGAGATTCCATTTTATATCCATCGTCAAAGTGATAGTGTTTATATCTTTAATATGATTAAGAAGTATAATGGTTTCATGATCGCTTTATTAGATCGTGCGAATGTCGGCGCTAACCGCATGAGACGAAATGAAGACTTCCAGCACATCATCGAAGATTGTGAACGCTTAGCCAATCTTGCTAATCACTTATTCACCACAGTACAAATGACAGTGGGTGATGAAGTTTATCGTATCTTTGGTGTATTACCCGATGAACTTGTTACGGAAGGTCGTTCTGGTCGTACCGCACTTCGCTTTGGCTATCAAGGTAATACCGGTATCAAGGAAGTCAATAAAGAGATTCCGAAACGAGTGAGTATCACCGATGGCATGAGTGATCGTCTACGTCAGGCTACTCGTTTATGGCGCAATACAACGGAGGATTAATGGATGACACTGAAATCAGAAATTTACTATAAAGGTGTCGTTGACCTTTGTAACTTAGATATCAAAGCGATCCATTGGTACTATGAAGCATTACTGAAAACGGATAATGCCTCGTTTGCTTTTGATAAGGTCATGGGTTTTGATATCGTGAAGGATTATGAACTTGGGTTTACGGATAACTTCGTGATCGAAGTACAATGTACGAAGAAGTTCTATATTGAAACGCTCTACCCACTTCGTAATAACTTTAAAATCGTTTTAAAACAAACGCAACAAACCGAAAAAGAAGAAGGGATGAAGTTGATCAAGCCTCAAACTCACCAACGTATCTATAAAGGTGTTTTGGTTAATCCTGTTGATATGGGTCAATCAACCAGTCAATCTTCTACTCCGGATAACAATACTGATCCTAATGCTGAAAAGACTACAGTTACGGTGAAGATTCAGTTATTACACCCTGCAATTGAATACATCATGCGTTCTAACTTTGGAGGTAACTTCCATGGGGTGCCTGGTGATATCGTTAAAGGAATGTTGTCTAAATCCATTGAGATGTTAGATTGTAAACCAGATGAGAAACCAAAAGGTGTCGAGATGGTGCCACCGGATAATCAGAAGAATACCACTGATGTCTTGATTCCACATGGTACACCGATATTAGATCTTCCTCGTTTTGTACAGAAAGATCGATATGGGATCTACAACTATGGCTTAGGAAGTTATCTCTGTAAAGATACGTGGTATCTCTATCCTTTATATCAGTATGATCGTTATAAGAAATCTGATACACGTCTTACTATCAACGTGATTCCTAAAGCGAAGATCATGGATAGCCCCCGTACGTATCACGTTTATAATCGTGATGTGACGATTTTATGCGGTGGTGGGGTAGAAGTCTCCGATGATGCTAATGCGCGTACCACTAATGAAGGGGATGGGGCAACGATGTTCGATCCTGCTAAACTCCGTAATGAATCCGTTATCCAAAACGAAACAGGGACTTACTTAAATCCGGTGGATGCGAAGAAACAATTCGTTCAAAATAAACGAACGGACGATCTTAACTATGCTCCTATGGTAAAAGATCGTTTAACCACTTCGTTACAACATGCAATGAGTAATATCGCTCAACGTAATGGGATCGTACTCACCTTCATCTGGGAATATGCTAATCCTCATTTGTTGGTACCTGGTATGCCAGTACGTGTGGTGTATTTCAAGAATGAAGTGAAATATGAGATCACGGGTGTCTTATTAAAAGAAGCAGGTGCTTATCAGTTAGTTGGTGGTACGAATAGTAAGAAACATCTTGGTAGTGTTGGTCTGGCTGTCATGGTCGATCAAGATCAGTTTAATAATACCGAGAAGAAACAATATCAATCTACTTCATCTGGTGTGGGTAAATCATTGATCAAAAATATTCTCTCGATATTTTAACTTCTTATTATTTGAGAAATAATCTGTATTGATATTGATCCTTATTAATATTGATTACTATGCACTGAACGCCTTCTATCGGGTTGAATGACCTATGTTTTGGCAATACAAGCTGCACATTTAAATTTCTCTTTTTGCATAATCTCAAGTCGGGGAAATTGGGCACCCCATAACCCCCTTTTTTTTTTGCTCCTTTTTTT